ATTTTAAAACCGTTAAATAGGTTATATGACCGAAAAATTCATTCCAATTTCAGTAAACTCAAATCAAACAGACAATCCTAAAAAAACATTAGTAGAATTGCATGAGGAGTTTAACGATCCTTATCTTCCCGAGGACAAACATATTTCAACTATAAAATCCATGTTGAAGTATGCCCGCCCCAGGCCCCAAGCTAATCTATCCGCATTTAAAGTCCAAACGATTACTCGTAAAACTCATATTGCATTAGTTTTGATGCCTAAATGGGCAGTATTTTTTGCACCATACAATATAGCAAGACTTACTGCGGTCACAAGACAAGCTGGGTATAAAACTTCTGCATTTGATTGGAATGTAGAAACCTGGAATCATTTACGGAAAACGATGGGAAAAGATAATGATCCTTTTGAAGGTCATGGATCTAGAGACTATCTTTGGCTGGACGATATGTACGATCGTCATTTGAAAGATAAAGTGGAACCATTATTAGAAAGTTATCTTGAAGAATTAGTTTCATTACAGCCAGATGTTGTTGGCTTTAGTTTATATTATACAAATGTAAAGCCCACTTTATGGATGGCACGAAAGATAAAAGAAAGACTGCCAAACACAATTATTCTGGCTGGGGGCAGTCACATACACTGGAATCCTGATCCATTTCCTGAATTTGATCACGTTGTGAAAGGCGAAGGCGAAGAAGTTTTATTAGAATTACTGGATAAAATAGAAAATGGGGAAAAGTTAACTCAATATCAGTATAACGCCGACACTACAAAACGTTTAAATCTTGATACTTTGCCATTTCCTGATTATAGTGATTTTGACATTAACAAGTACATGATGCCTAACGCTTTTAGTTCTGAATTCAGTCGAGGATGTGTAGCCAAATGTACATTTTGTGCAGAAACACACTATTGGAAGTACAGAAGCAGACAAAGTCCAATGGTGTTAGATGAAGTAGAATTTCAGTATAAAAATTTTGGTATTAATTTTTTCTGGTTTATTGATAGTTTGGTTAACGGCAATATCAATGAGCTCAGAGCGTTTGCAATTGGCGTGGTTGAACGCGGCCTAAAGATTCGTTGGACAGGTTATGCTCGTTGTGATGAGAGAATGGATTTTGATTATTACAAAGATCTAAGAGCAAGTGGCTGCACTGATCTAAACTATGGTATAGAAAGTGGTAGTAATCGTGTGCTGAATGATATGCGTAAAAACATTACAGTATCTGAAGTTGAACAAAATCTATCAGATGGAAATAAAAACTATGTAGGAGCTGCTACTAATTGGATGTTGGGTTATGTAACAGAACGTTCAAATGATTTTGCTCACACTTTGACATTACTATGGAGAGTTCAAAAATTTCTAATAAATGTTTCTAGACAAACAATGCTTTTAGGACCTAGTAGAGTTAAAGATGATCCTGACCGATTTGGTGTGCATGAGAAATTTTTCCTTTGGCAGTGGGCCAGTAAAGATCACGAAAATACAAAATTACATAGACTGATCAGATTGAAAGCATTTAATATTTTTACTCAACTCGCACCAAGGTTAAAAGCAAACGAAGATCGAAGTGGTAAGTTACTACAAACCTATAACATTAATAAAATTTCAAAAGAATTTAATACAGATTTGTACTATGAAGAATTTGATTATGAAATAATCAAAGATCCCAAATTATCATGTAGATTTTCACAAACCCTTGTAAATGAAATCTGGCCTTTATTTAGAACTTTGTGGAGATCGAGAAATCATCAAGCATTAGATATCTCTGTAAATTTTGATCCTGAATGGGATATGAACAATTACGGCAATAGATTAGCAGATAATCTAACCGCTTGTTACAAATTTAGTATTGATGATGACGGTAACTGGACCATGGATTGTAGCTTTCGATTTGTTGGGCCAGAAAATATTTACCAACCATGGCAACCTAATGAAGGCGAACAAATTGATTTTAATATTGATTTGAACTGGAATGGCAGTGGGCATTGGTCTCCACCAACATCAAACTGTACAAGTCAGGTAAGTAATCCTTGATGTCCAATTTCCAGTATTCTTTGGTCCACTGCACTTGATTCCAAAACTGTGGTACAAGTGTAGGATCATGATCCCATTTGTTAATATGCGCTATAATGGAACTCATGTCATGTTTTGATTGTTCCAGGCGATTTATAATTATTTCCTTTTGCCTTGGAGTAAACAACTGAAATGAGTATTCATGTGGGTAATAACAAAAATCATAAAATTTTCCTATGTTGTTTTCCTCAAGCCAATCAAATAATTCTTCAATATACAAAATATTCAAAGCACTGATTGTAGGATGACATTCAAGGCTTATATTGTTATTTTCTTGTCTGAGATTCTTAAAATTTTCAAAATTATTCGAAACTTCATTCCAGTTACTTCCTGTGCGAATATACTCTGCTGGTTTTCCAACTGCATCATAACTCAACATTATGAAAACTTGTTTAAATTTTAACATCATATCTAAATGATGTTTACCAATTTTTATTGTACCATTTGTAGAGTAATTGATTAAACACTCAGCTGCATGACCTTGATCTATAATTGTACTCAATACTTGAAAATGTTCTAAATTGCTTAAAGGTTCTCCACCAAGTACATCGATATTTTCAAGGTTAGAAAAATTCTCATTACAAAAAGAGTTTACATCAGTTTTTTTAATAGATCCAACATGAACATCAAGCCAATTTATGTTTTTACTTTTTTCTTTTCTTTCTTTGACTATGGTCGAACTTGCCCATGGACCGCACGTTCTACAAGCCAAGTTGCAAGCATTGCCAGTGTCTAAAATATAATGTTTAAGTTTAGGATTTTGAATCTCTTCTTGAATAATTTCTATAGTTTTATTTCTAAGCGACCATTTACGCATAGAAGTTTTGTTTACAGAATCTTCGTTCCAGCATTCGTAGCACTTGGGATCTTTTTCACCTGCTAGGATTTTGTTTCTAAGTTCACGAACTTCTTCGGAAGAAGATAATTCTTCAAAAGAATCATATTTTTTGTCAGACTGAATTTTACAACAGATGTGTTTGTTTCTTGTATCATATGCCGTGAAGGCATATGAACAATATGTATCTAAATCTACTTCGGGCATTAATGCAAAGTTAAGTCTTCGTTGAATTGTTGTAGATCAATGACACCTAAAATCTTCATAATTTTTTGAATATTCTTTGGTGGCTTATCAGGCAGAAATTCTGGTACGAACGCGAATTTTAAATTTCCATCTGCGTCAAAGATAAATCCATAATCTTCTTCGCCAATTTCTTCGTCGTAATCCTGTACTGGATCTTCAACTGTTAATTCTAGGCGTTTGCTCACGACTGCCTCCTATTTTCAGTATTTATGTTTACTTAAACAGGATCAATGCCATTAAACTTGCTTGAATTACGAAACCCAATCCAATAGTAGATATGTTAAGCAAATCTTTAAGGATGATTGCACGACCAAACAATAGCACCAATCCTAACCAAAGAAATAGTATAACATCCACGCTAGGTGTAGAATCAGTCAATCCAGTAAGAAGTGCAAGTAATGTAGGAATAGTAGCCGCGTGTAATGCTATAGCGGCTAGCCATCCCATTGTGTCAGCTGAGATTTTACTAAAGTGTGTAGTAAAGAACTCAGCTACTTGATTCTTAATACGATCAAAGTCAATTTTTGAATTTTCCATGGTTTTTTGAAGTTCGGGCTTTTTACGGGTTGAAGTTAAAAGTGGCATTTAATATCCTACTAACTACCATAAAATATATGGCGGCCAATCTTGGCTATGGGCTTTTTGCCCCATCCAGGTTTGACATAGTCAGCATGATAATACATTGCATTCTTGAGGCTGGGCAAACGAAACCCTTCCAATAATACTTTCTTAGCTACTTCTTCGCTTTCGCGATATAGTGGCTGGTAAATTGGCTTTACTCTATGAGTGCCATCGCAATACCAAGAGAACTGGCAAACTACTTTTGAGTAGATGACATTTTTCTGATAAACCACAGCACAAATATCCCCTGGGAAATTGCCATTGGCAGCACGATTTAATGTTACTTGAGCTACAGCGACTTTGCCTTCAAAAGGTTCGCTGGCAGCTTCCCAATAGATATTTTGAGTTAGGCAACGAAGCTGACGATCGCGGTCGGCCGATGTTACTACTCGAACTTTTTGCATTTCAGCTTTTTCTGCTTCGAGAGCTTGAAATTTATTTTTGGTGACTGTGGTCAAGGCAAGGGTCGCCAACCACATACCAAAAATCAAAGTCACAAATTTTACCATTCCTGGAAAATATTGTTTCATATTTCTTCCTCCTTTATTCAGGTTGTAGTTTTATATAACTACGAATTTTACAAGAAAACAACTGCTATAACACCATTATAATGGTATATTATAGCACTTTTTCTGGTTTTTTACAAGTAATATGGGTAGATAATTGTGGCTCAGCCGCAAATTACATCAGGACTACCCTCGGCAACGGAGTCACCGCAACTAATAGAATCACCTATTCTGGCGATGCCTTTTCCGTTTGCAAAAACTGTAGAAGAGCCTCCAGCTTGGATTCCGGTATGAGTATCTGGAGGTCCGGGGTCGGTGTGACTAGGCCATGCATCATCGATTCTAACTACACCGTGACCGTTTACAATTACATCGTCACTGCCGTTTGGTGTATTAGACCTCGGTGGATATCCACCATGTCCTGTAGTACCGTCGATATTTTTTCTAGTCACACCGGGCATTATGTAAGTATACTCCCTCTAGTAACTGGCTCGATTCCAGTTGTAGTTTTTATATAATGTTTTTGTATTTGATCAATACAAGGTGCATGCATAATGACATGGTTCTTTTGTAATTTTACATTGATATCGCTGTCGGCTGTAAACAAACTTTGAATTAGCCCTATACCTTGCGGACCGGGCATCACAGTACAGGGTTTGGCAATTTCAAATGCATCTGACTCTGCATTGATAATTTTTGCCACTATTTCGTCGCCATTGGTTAATTTAAAACTAACTATGTCGCCTTCTTGATAACCTTTACTAATTAACATTCTAGCCTTTCAATAATTGAAAAAATTCAGCCGATTTTGAATTTAACCCGTTAAAACCACCAGGAATCAATTCATAACCATGAAATATTTGTGGAACACTTCTTAAGCCTTTATCTAACAGCATCTGCCTCGATTCCGGATCGTTTTCTATATTAACTTCTGTATACGGAACTCCCCGACTTTCTAACAAAGCTTTTGCCCTATCGCAAAACGGGCAATTGTTTTTTGAATATACTGTTAACATTAATACTCCTTTTTCAACATTTTAACATAAATATTTGTGGTTCGCGATACTGTCATATCCAACCACTCTAATGCTTGAAGGAGCACCAGCAAATGTATTTACCCTATTACATCTACGCATATCTTAGAAAATCTGATTCAACCCCATACTATATAGGTAAAGGTAAAGGAAATCGAGCTTGGGCAAAACACCCAGGAATTTCTGTACCTAAGGATAATTCAAAAATTGTCATTTTAGAATCCAATCTCACCAACATAGGTGCCTGTGCGTTAGAACGACGATTAATTCAATGGTGGGGCAGAAAAGACATAGGAACAGGTATATTACTCAATAAAACAGAGGGTGGCGAAGGCGTTACAGGATTACAACATTCTGATAATACTAAAAGTTTGATTAGCGAGAAATTAAAAGGGCAAAACAACCCAAATTTTGGCAAACCTCGCGATGACAATTTTAAAAACAAATTGCGTAACGCACTAAAAGGTAAACCCTTATCTGCCGAAACACGATTAAAAATGAGCTTAGCCGCTAAAGCCAGGAAAGGCGGAGGAATGACTGGAAAGTCCCACTCCGCTGAAACTCGTGCAAAAATAAGCTCTACAAAGAAAAACCTTTAAATGTATTATTATCAACATCTTGTTTTGTACCACCAATTACATAACTGCTAATTTCTGTTTCTTGCGGCGCCACTTGAACTTCTGCGCCGGCGATCCATTTTTGTGTCCACGGTAATGGATTTGAACCCGGTTTCATACCGCAATCTAAACCAACTGCGGTCATACGTTTGCAGGTCAACCAATCAACATAATGACATAACAGTTGTTCATTAAGACCAATCATTGAACCATCTTTAAACAAATAATGTGCCCAGGCCTTTTCTTGTGCCGCGGCTGCTAAAAACATTTCTGTACATTCTGCGCGAGTTTCTTCTCTTATGGAAGCATAATCAGGATCATCCTGAGGTAACAATTTAAGAAGGGTTTGCGTAGACCCTAAATGAACATTTTCATCTCGTGCAATCAACTTAATAATTTTAGCATTGCCTTCCATCTTCTTCAATTCAGCGAATGCCCAACTACAGGCAAAACTTACATAGAATCTAATACCTTCTAAGGCATTTACGGAATTAAGACATAACCACAATTTCTTTTTTAACTCTCGGCGATCAACAGTTACCGTTTTATCATTTACTGTATGAGTGCCTACTCCTAACAAATTATAATATTGAACACTATCGATTAGGTCATCGTAGTATTTTGAAATGTCTTTGGCGCAGTTCACAATATCTTCAATATCAGTTAGCTCGTCAAAAACAATACTAGGATCACTATAAACATTCCTAATAATATGAGTGTAACTGCGGCTATGAATAGTCTCATTAAATGCCCAAGTTTGAATCCAAGTTTCCAGCTCAGGAATAGTAGCAATGGGAAGGAAAGCAAGGTTAGGACTACGGCCTTGAACACTGTCAAGAAGGATTTGTCGCTTAAGATTGCTAGTAAAAATGTGTTGTTCATGTTCTGTGAGTTCTTTGAAGTCTTTGGCATCACGAAGTACATCCACTTCCTCTGGTCGCCAAAAGAAGCCTAACTGTTTGTCTGTTAGCTTATCAAACTGTCTATACTTTAATGTGTCGTATCGTTGAATTGGCTGTGCGCCTGATTCGTCTAAAAAAGCTAGTGCTTCTGTATGTTTGTTTTTGTTATTAATATTAAACACGCTCATTAGAACTGATCCTTTTCTGTACTATGTGCCATTGCTGCTGTTGACTTTGCACCAACTGCTTCGCTAATTAAATCAAAATATCCAACACCTACTTCTCTCTGATGTTTTACTGTTGTAAATCCACGATCCTGTGCTGCGAACTCACGTTCTTGCATTTCGCTATAACCGGCCATGCCTCTTTCTCGATATGCTTCTGCTAATTCAAAAGTAGCAAGATTATTACAGTGAAAACCGGCAAGTGTAATGAACTGAAAACGATATCCTAGTTTACCTAATTCTTGTTGAAAAGTCAAACATTCTTCTTCACTTAAGAATTTTCTCCAATTAAAACTAGGCGAACAATTATACGCTAACATCTGGTTGGGGTACACTTCATGTATTGCATTGGCAAATATTCTGGCTTGATCGAGGTCTGGTGTAGATGTTTCAAACCAAAGTAAGTCAGCGTAAGGGGCGTAAGCCAAACCACGAGCAATACAAGCGTCCAAGCCGTTTTTGAATTTGAAAAAACCTTCTTCAGTGCGTTCATTGATAATAAATTCTTGGTCTAGTGGATCATGGTCTGACGTAATTAGTGTTGCTGCTTCGGCATCTGTTCTTGCCATTATAACAGTATCTACCCCGGCCACATCTGCTGCCAATCTTGCTGCATTGAGTGTGCGTATCATTTGACTGGTAGGCACTAACACTTTACCACCAAGATGACCACATTTCTTTTCGCTTGCCAATTGATCTTCAAAATGGACTCCAGCTGCACCTGCTTCAATCATGTGTGTCATCAATTCATAAGCATTTAGTGCACCGCCGAAGCCGGCTTCAGCATCAGCTACAATTGGCAAAAAGTAATCTACATCAGTTATACCTTCTGCACAATCAATTTGATCGGCTCTACGGAAAGCATTATTAATACCCTTGACCACTCGAGGTACACTGTCAACCGGATATAAACTTTGATCAGGATAGGTTGTGTTGGCTGTGTTGTTGGCCGCTGCCACTTGCCAGCCACTTAGATAAATTGCCTTGAGACCTGCTTTGGCGTGCTGTACAGCCTGTTGACCATTATATGCACCTAATGTGTTAATATATGGCTCATTTTCTAGTAAAGTGCGTAACTTTCCAGCACCAAGTCTTGCCAAAGTGTGATCTATTCTAATAGATCCCTGTAATTTTCTTACAGTATCAAAACTATAATTTCTTTTTTTCATAACTTTCCTAGATTACACAGCTATCACAATTTTCTTGATCAATTGTTTGTTCTTCTTCGACTAGTTTTGATTCTACTAATTTATCTACGTTAATTTCGCCTTGACCGTCAAAAGTATTAAAATAGTAGAGTTGTTTCAATCCGTATTTGTAACACAATAAAAGATGTTGTAACATTTCCGACATAGGAATTTTTTCATCATCGTAATATTGTGGATTGTAGGAAGTATTTACACTGATACCTTGGTCAATATATTTTTGCAACACGGCACAAAGT